GAACTACGGCGGCTCTAAGCGTAAGCGCTATGAGCGTGCACACCGAAGTTTGTCGCTGGATGGCTTGTGCGTTCGCAAGGACGCCGAGATATCCGCCTTCGTGAAGGCGGAGAAGTACTGGGCTCTTGAAAAGGACCCACGTCTCATCCAGGCTCGTACCCCCCGCTTCAACCTCGAAGTAGCCACCTACTTAAAACCACTTGAGCATGTTGTTTACAACATGACCTCGTGGCGTAGGTTCGGCGTAAAGCGGCGGACTCGTATCGTGGCCAAGGGTCTCAACTCAGCGCAACGCGCTACCTACATACGGGAGAAGTGGAGTTCTTTCACGCATCCCGTTGTGGTTGGGCTTGACGCGAGCAGGTTCGACATGCACGTCCGCGAGGATATGTTGCGTGTTGAACACTCCGTGTACAATTCGATCTGGAAATCGGATCGGTTGGCACAGCTGTTGAGGATGCAACTCACCAACACCTGTGTGACGTCCTTCGGGATGAAATACAAGGTTGTTGGTTGTAGAATGTCCGGGGACGCCAATACCGCCCTGGGCAACTGCGTCCTCATGATCATTAGCCTGATTTGGGCGTGTCGGAAACTGGGTATCCGGAAGTACGACATGCTTGATGACGGCGATGATTGCCTCCTGTTCATTGAGGCCAGCGACTTGCCCCGCATATTGGGGGCGAGTGGAAACTGCTCCATCATCGATCTGTTCATGCAACTCGGTCACGAGTTGAAGGTCGAAAAGATAGCCCATGACTTGCAGGACGTCATCTTTTGCCAGAGTCGACTGCAGTACACGGCGGTGGGGTGGAGGATGGTCCGAGATTACCGAAAGGTGTTGAAGACTGCCCTCGTGTCCCATCGTCACTTCAATCAGCCTAAGGAGGCGTTGAGGGTGCTGCGGGCGATCGGCCATTGCGAATTAGCTTTGGGCCGTGGCGTTCCTGTGATGCAGGCGTTTGCGCTCGCCCTGTTGCGGGTGACACATGGAGTGTCGCTCGCCCGGTTGAAGTTAGCCGATACCGGTCGTATGTACCACAAGTGGCACGTCGAAACAGGGCAAAGAGATCTCGTTGAGGTGACTCCGGTAGAGGTCACCGCAACGGCACGGGAGTGGTTCGCCACCGTGTGGGATCTACCTGTGGATGAGCAGCTGACGCTGGAAGCTGAGCTAAACAGCTTACAGTTGTCGGACATGGACCCGCATGATATGCGGGCGGTGTTGCCTGATGCAGTTAGTGCAGAGGACGGCAGCACTCTGGAGCACCTGGGGTTCGAGGTACAACCGGAATGGCTGGACTACCTTGAGCAACTGGAGAGCTACAGGTCGGCGTGATCGCCGCCTGTACTACTCCGGGCAACCTAGGCCACCCCGGCATGTCGCTCATGTTCACAAACACGCCGTGCCTTATGCGGGAAACTGCATAGGCTTGATCGGTCGGGCTGGACCCTACCTGTTTCGGAAGGCGCAACGACAACACGGGGGCAACTCCGTTAACCAGGTAAAACCGAGCCACCAGGACATAGCCGCACGCTGCTTGACCTGGCTCGCCCCGCTTACGCCCCGGCCTTCAGCAAGCCGGTGGCTGTGGGGTGGGCCGTGCGCACTAGTCCGAGGTGGCAGGTACCGTTGTCGGGCCGCATCTAGCACCCATCACCTGGCGCCCGCAAGGGCGTCAAAACCGGATGGTGCCCTGGCAAGTCGCCGCTGCAATGCGGTCACCAATACCAGGGGTGGCGACGTAAGTGCGCCTCGGCTGGGTGGGGTTGCGTAGCCCGTTGCAGGACGGGGGGGGCTAAACCGGTTGGGCCGGCGGTGAAACAAATTTGGCACGCGATAGCCGGACACAATCCAGTGTCTGGTGCCTGTTGAAACTAGGCCTAAATCCTAGGATCAGCGGGTGGTCGCTGCGACTGCTGTAGGTCATGGGAGCTCCTAGGCTTAGGCCCGGGCGGGCCCGAACCACTGCGGTCAGCAAAGCGTCGCTCTAGTTGGGCAGTTAAGCGTACTACCACGCGCCCTGCGGAGCTGGGATACCGAGCGGGAACCACCACATCATGTGAAACCGACGGCTTCGGCCGAGCGGGAGTGGTCAGCTCACGGTTGTTATTGGCACCGAAGTGCGTGGGGGGGCCTGCGGGCGTGTCTGGGCGGTTGCCCACACATGGTCGCACATCCGCCCGCATTAGGAGAAACCCATGTTACACCATGCTACTAGTCCTCCCAACCGGAGGCCGGTTCGTAAGACGTGAAACACCGTGGTGTTTGGCACGCCCATTATGGGTGGTAAGTCCAGGCATTGCTGGAGGACGCTGGCTGGCCGAGGATGGGGCGGTTGACGGTGGTGTGGTGATAAAAGCATTCGGGGTATGCTGTGCAAGCGTGGGGCGTTCGGGTACCGGTGCTGCAGGGTCCGTAGGGTTACCGCGGTAAGACCCGATGAAGGCGGCGTGGAGCTGGCCGTTTGTGGGGAGTACGCCACCTGGTTACCGACGTTAGTGGGGGGCATGGCTGAGTGCAGGCAGATGATCATTCGCGTACCCGAACGGGCGGTGCAGAGCAACATGGTAGCGGCTGGTGTCCATTGGTTCACCGGTAGAAGGCCGGGCAGGCGCGCAAATCCATGTGGTGACCGGGTCGAGCTGAAGAAGTGCGCAGCGAAAGCTGAGTGGGCGTGTCCCTTAAGCATGATCGGCAAAGACCTATGGAACCAGGCGATCACACCACCTCGGACATGGT